GGGGGGCCCTATTTTGCGAGACCCCCTCCCCCCTCTTTGAAATAGGTCCGGGATTGGGAAAATCTCGCAAAACTGGTAGGAATTCTTAAGACTCAGTTTGTTCTGAAACGGGGGTTTCATCCGATTCAGACGGAACCAGAGTCCAAATTCCTAATGGGTTGATCTCCACGATCTCCCTCATCGCCCTATCGATAGCATCACTCTCTGCTGCTGGCGACATGTCGAAACCATAGTCAGCGACACGTGCCAAATAGCCAAGAGTGTTGTAACCTTTTCGTATGTCGAACGCAAACCATTCATTGAACTGAGTTCCTGGATGGAAAGGATTGTCAATGGTTGTCAAAAGCATGGGTTTTGATTCCATGGGGTGGGTCTCCATTACTTATCGAAGTGTGTAAATAGTTTCATGTGACTGAGAGAAAGCAATCCGAAAGGAACTACTATGACACTATTCATACAAACTGTCTTTAAGTGTGGACACTGACACACCAATAGAACGAGCAACTTCTGCTTGTGTGTAACCAGCTTCAAGCAACACCTTTGCACGAGACAACTTACTATCTGTAAGAAGCTTCTTAGTCTTTGGTGTTGCTAACTGACGAACACGTTCCATGTCAGCATTAGCAAGTATTGACTCAAGCTTACTAGTACTAATAGCACCAGACTGAATCGCTTGCCATTCACGATCACTAATCACGATCCTTGACTTACCAGCACCTGTTCTTGCACGAGCTTCTTCAAGTGCTTGTCGTTTGAGACGCTTTAGGTGATCCTTGTCCATGTCAGGGTTTGCCCTGCGAACGGAGGCCACAGTAGCATTAGCTAGGATCTGGGCCTGCCTCTCACGGGGGCGGTTCTTGTACGCCCTATTCAGAGCCGCATCAAGCGATGCGATCTCGTTTGCGTACGTCTGTTTAGCAGACTTCGAAACCTCAATGCGGGGGGTCTCTAGGGCTTGCTTACGGGCAGCGTTACCCAGAGCCTTGAGTCTATTTGAATGGGTTGCATAAATAGACTCGATCTCCGTACCTGAAGATAAAGTATGCGCATCGTCTGTTAATTCAATACGCTTGACCTTCTGTGTCTTGAGCACAGTCTTGCCTGCTTTATCGACACGAGTAGCACCCGTCTCGACATACACTTTCTTCCCCGTCTTGGGGTCCACTACACCGCCCTCGCTAGCACGGCGCTCTCGGCGTTCATTAATACGCACATCACCGGTAGCTTGGGACAGCAGTGTCGATGCACCACCACGCGAATTCCGTTGGTACTTAGCCATCAACTGTGGAATACCATTATCGATAGCCGACTGCTTGTAGTTGAGTTTGTGTTTCTGCGCATCAATAACAACCATCGAGTGACGGACAGCTCTAGCTACCTCGTCTGAGGATGCACCTCTGATTGTCATGTCGGTGATGAGGTTAGAAACCAAACCCATCTGCATTTGAGTACCACGATCATCAAGTTCCTTCATACCAGGATAACCAGGATAAGCATGTTTGGGGTCGAAACCCTTCAAACCTTTAAGCGCTGGCGAGGACTTGACGAAACCCTTGTTGTTAGGAATAACCAGAACGGTGTCACCGTCGAAGTCAGCACCTGACAGACGTTCAGCAACCTTGGAGGATATACCAACGGCGTCACGTGCCTTACCCAACATCTTCTTAGCGTCGGGATGACGGTTATTAACAACGAGATCAGGGATCTCAAAGGTTCCACCATGAGGGAAACGGACGAGAGCTACACGAGTTCCGTTCTCATAGTTCGGGGCATATATCTCTGTCGGCTTCATTTTAGGAACCGGCATCAATACGTGTGTGGCTTGACCCGGAAGCGCGGCTGCCTTGAGGTGGGCAGAAGCAGAGTCTGCATCTTCAGCAAACTTCTCAAGGAGCTTCTTACGAACAACCGGGTTGGTGAGCGAGGATATCTCATCATAGTCAGCCTTACGACGCTCATATGTAATATCGAGCTGTCGTTTGGCCAAACGAGGATCCTGCTTACCTAGCATCTGTGAAGGCAGGTTACGTGACCAGTTCTCCCAGTCGCCTTCTTCATTGACGATATTCATAGCTGAAGTTACCTTCGGCTTACCGTCGGGCCCTATAGAGACCATCTGACGCTTAATCATGGCGCCAAATGGGTTATCAGGGGTCTCAGTCTTCAACGGCTTAAGAGCGTCAAGCTTATTGCCTGTATCACTCTTATTCGTGTTGAACATGAGGTCTACACCTTTAGGAAGATCATCCTTGTAGATGGCCATACCCTTGATGTAGTGCGTACCATCCACAGCGATACGGACCTGAGCGTAGGAAGCTCCACCGAGCGACAGGTCTTTCACACCAGGACGGACGAATACAACGCCGTCTGAGTCCGTGCCACCTGTTTCAGCATAGTTTATAGCGACACGCTTAGACGACACGCTCAGAGGCTCGTGGAGGCCGAGAAATGACCTTCCACCGTCCTCTGAGAAGTCTTGAATCTGAGATATCTTGTCACGATTGGACCAAATATCCTTTTGGGTCTTGCCGGGAGCGGCGAGAACCTTTACAGTGGTTTGTTCACCGGTACCCAACTGCTGTACTTTAACAGAGTGAACAGTATATCCTTGCTCTTTGAGCACTTCGACCGCAGCGTCGAGACGGTTGCGCGAAACGCCAATTTGAGCATCGACACCTGATCCGATGTCAATATATTGCTTACGACCAACTTGATCTTTGAGCATGTTGCTCGTAGAGATGATAACATCTGACTTGTCCTTTTCACCTGGAGCGAGCAGTGCGCGCACCGAGGACTCGTTGAGATTCATACGCTGCCCAATAGCAACGTTAGAATATCCCTTATCTCGCAGACGCTGGGCCATAGCAATATCAGCAGCTTTGACCTCTGCTCGTGCAACAGTCTTGAGTGCACGGAGTTGGGTAGTGGTTAGTCCGACAGAGCGAGCAATATCAGCTTCACTCATACCAGACTTGCGCATGCCTGATAAATAATCGAGATACATGCGGTTACGAGTGTTCTGGTCCTTGCCTGAGCCCCAAGGATATCGACCCGAACGACGGAGGATACCGTAGTGCATCAAGCTGTCGTCAGTCTCGCTGTCGTCAAACTTGAGTTCCACGTTACATCTCCTCCTTCAGTTCGTTGAGTAGTTTATCCATGGATATGATCTGTCCCATGATACGGGCGATCTCCTCAGGTTCGGGAATATGTACCTGAACCTCGTCAGACTGGTAGATACGCAACTCCATCTCAATATCGAATGGCTTGTAGTCATACTCGAGACAGAATATGGCTGCGTAGACTTCCAGCTGTTTCATGGAAGCTGGGTGAACGCCAGTCTTCAAATCATGAATACGTAGCTTGTTACGTCGGAAGGAAATAGCGTCGGCGGTACCGAAGCAGTTATCCGAGTAATATAGAACCTGCTCGGTCTCCATACGAAAACCCAATGCGTCGTTCACAAACAGGTTCATAGTGTTCTTGTTCTTGGGTAGTTTAATACCCAAACGGATGGCATCGTGAGCGAACTCGTGTAGCTCGGTCCCACGTTTGGCCGCCATCGCCGTCAGGAAGCGTTCTGAGAGCTTTTCAGAGTCATAGTTGACCCAATGGTAGGAACTAGGACTTAGAAACGCGTGAGCGCCTTCTAGACGCGAATGCTTGTTGAAGATCATGGAATACATCCTCTTCGTTTTCGGGATAGATGAAAGCAGCAAATGACATCTCGTGCATCTGCTCAACGTAATAACGCTGATTCGGTTGTACGCGTGCCTTCGCGCTAACCTTTACCTCCAGTGCCGCCCAATGTTCATTCCAGAGGATAAGCAAATCTGGAATGCCTTGTTTGTAGGCACTATCATTCTTCAGTACGATGCAACCTGGAAACACCGATTTCAGTTTCCGTATAAGCGAGGCTTGGTAGTCTCGTTCTAACATGATTCCTCCATCGGTGTGTCAAGGTGTCCGTAACTCAAAAATAGAAAGGAAAAAGGCATCCTCCCTATTATAGTACATGTTTAACGTACTAGTGTGTGAATGGTAGCAGAGGTTATACAAATCGCATACCGTTTAGCAATTTGACTCCGGTCTTGTAGGACCGGACAATATCAGACTCCAAGAGTCCGAACGCAAGTGCAGCCTCGAGTGAGTCGTTATGCATGATGCCGGTCGTCTCCTCCTTGAGGATAACATCATCGAGGGTTGGCATCTTGCGGATCCTCTCACGAAGCATACGGTTTGCATACCAACCTGGACGCCATACCAGATTCCAGTAGTTGAGATTGTTTCGGTTGCGGTCTTTGTAGACGACTCGATCGAACCAAGGTTCCTCAGGTTCTACGAACGCTAGCGCAACAAGCCTTGCGACGCTGATGCTTCGGCACTTCAGTTCCCGTTCGCCATCCTCGTCACATTCAGACCAGAGTGTGACTTTGGGAAGCGGTAGAATATTCCTCTGGGCGATGGTGCTCCACTTGGGTGTTTTGCCTTGTTGGATCGCAAGCAGCTTCTTGGTGCGGGCGTTACGAACTTCGCCCTCGGATGAGACTTCATACTTGGGGAACCCGTGCTCCTCGAGTGATCTCCATACAGACATAGCTATCTCCTATTCGGTGAATGGTATCAGGTTTGCGGTACGGTCTTGTTCACTTTTCACTTTTATTTTTGAAAAACTTTTATATGGGGATTTCTTAGGATATTTTTTATTTATATAGTTTTTCTTAAAAAAAAAGTGAACAAGTGAACAAAAATCACATACCTCAAGGTCAGAGCCAACTTTTTTGTTCACTTTTGTGTTCACTTTTTTGTAAAAGCCCAGGTGAAAAAAGTGAACAAACCCCCAAAAAAAGTGAACAAATGGGTTCTGTACCATATCATGCTACCATTCACACGTTAAGGTTTTTCTCAGGTTTGGCCTTTGTTCACTTTTTTGAAAAGTAAAAAGTGAACATTTTTTAGGGCTTCACAACTGATACCCGGTGAATGGTAGTTGTATTTTATAGCAACTATAGAAGCTGCGAATGCTTGATTTCGTTAAAGTTTTCCTTCCTTCTGAGTGCTTCAAGGATGGCCAAATCACACCAATTCGACCCCTTCAAGATGTGGTAGCACAGTTCCTTATATGGCGTATTTAGCCTGTCAATCCTTCCCTGCGCTTGCTCGAAAATCTTGTACGAGTAGTTCAAAGAATAGAACACCATCGTGTCCGTCTCTACACAGTTCCACCCCTCAGCCCCAGCCGTGTACTGTACGAGATATACCCACGAGTCTCCAGACGGGATCTCCTCATGCTTGTGGCCATTCCACTCAGCTACGTTATATCCCTCAAACATCAGTGTCCGTAGTATCTCCAACTCATAGTCAAAGTTGTAGAACACGATCACCTTCTTATACTCATCAGCTATCTTCCGCACCCACGCAAGACGCCCAGGGGCCGTATTGGATATCCTCCGAACCACTCGATAAAGAGCCGCAATATCCGCCATAGGTTCATTGTTAAATGGATCCCAGCGAGTCTTTGTAACCTCCTTGATCAAGTCTTTGTCGGTGTCCACATGTTTGAATAAGTACCGTCTCTCGGCCTTCTTAGGATAAGGCATCGGTACGAGGATCTCTGCGCGTAGCTTCTGTAGCTTACCCTCGCCACTGTAACCCTCAAGTTTAGGGTAAGACCCGTAGTAAGAATAACGCACGTGCTCCTTCTTAAACTGCGTCATGTTACGATAGAAACCGTTAGCTACGAACAGAGGAATATAGTCGATCCAAGTATCTCCAGGCGTCGCTGAGAGCATGATCCAGTGGTTGTTACGCGCTATCTTAATAAACGCCTGCGCCCACTTACCAGTACCCACAGCACGCTGCTCGTCGAATATGAAGAACTTGTCCTTACACTCTTTGTACTTCTGGATATTATTCCACGAGTCTATCGTCAATACGCCAGCCACGGTAGAGTCCGCAGTAATACCAATAGCATATGACGCGAAGTCCCGCTGCCAATCAAGACTGTCACGTTTCTTGGCTGTAGTGATGACAACAATATCTCGAGGTTGCTCATGATCCCAGTAGTACTGACACGCGGTGAGAGATTTACCGCTGCCCACCCCACCCGCGAGAACACAACCGTTCTTAATACGGGCGAGTGCTTTCTTCTGATGCGGATATAGTTCTAGAGGCATCTCAAAAATTAAAGGACATGCCCTCCGCAAGGGAGGGACTAGTCTTGGTTAGAACGGGGGTTCTTCTTCGAGGTCTGCATCTGGGACGTCAGCGTACTTACGATCTAGATCATCTTCATCGATCGTGACATACATCGACTTGAGATATGCCTTCACGCCAGAGCGTCCATTGACCTCCCACTCGTAGGGACGGATCACCAGATCGACCTTAGCAATATCGACCCAGTCGAGGATCTCTACGTTCTCCTCAGACAGCTCGGTACGGCCGCGTGAGGTGATTGTGACAATCCGCGGTGGGCGACCTTTGTAGCCGACAGTCACTTGCAGATATGGATCGCGTGTGTCTTCTTCAGGATCGAGGTCTGGACGAGCCTTGGGGAACTTGACGTTCCAGCCGTCCTCCATCATCGCCTCGGCCATTTCCTTGGTCAAGACTACTGCGAAGTTACGGTCACCTGCACGGTTGTACTGGCCTTCCTTACCTTCGAAGTTACGGAAAATGATACGGACATCCTCGAGGGTTGCGGGTCCTAGTTTAGGCATTGCTGGTCTCCTTCCAGTCTTCTTCTTTCAGATCTTCCATGTACTCCAACCAATCAGGATGGTCGAAAATGTCTTTTGCGCTCACGGTGCCACTTCCTTTCAAGGTCTTTCGGTGAGAGATGATGTTGAGCCGCCGTCCAACCCTTGAGATCGAACGGCGTGTATTTGCTACGGAACATCATCATCACGTGTTCCGGGATTGGGGTCACGAGTAGAACTCCTTCGGCGCACCATAGCGCTCCAGAGCCAGCTTGGCTTTATCGACGAGGTTCTCGTAGTAGCTCCAATCGATGTTGTCCGGGTACCACTCTTTGGCTATTTCTGCTTCGGCCCAATGGTGATCCTTGGTTCCTGTGACTGCGTAGAATTTATCTTCGTAGACACGATACAGAGTTCCGCCATTCTTCAGAACTGGAACAAACCGGCCGATACGACCGATAAACCGCATCGTCTTCGAGAGCGCCATTGGTTTTTCGTCAGACGTATCAAGATATATCGATCCTTTCGAGACGTTCTTAGTCTCGCAGAGATCTTCGAACCCTATCTCCTCTTTCGAGAATAACGTCTTGAACACATACGGATGCTGGAACTGGGCTCCGACGGCTTCCCATTTATCACCCTTACGAGCAATATACACTGCGTCATTCACAAGACACATCTCGTCGTACGTAGCCTCATGCTCGAAGTTATATCCGTACTGCTTGCCGAAGTCGAACACGAAATCGATGATCTCTTGTGTCGCATTCGGGATCTTGATCGAGTCTGTCTTGATATGAGCGACAGTGAATCCGCGGGCCTGCACCTCGTGTTTGAGATCCACCATGAATAAGGCGCCACGTTTAGCGACAATGTTATCCTTATTGCGAAGATCCCGGAATGGGTTGTCGAACTTAGCCGACGTCATACCGTAGACGATATTGATGACAATCTTCAGAGCGTACGCAAGGTTGTCTGCGTCTTCCTCATTCAGAAACGGCTTGAGTTTGCCATCCAACATCTTACCAGCCGAGTCGAAGTCCCGGTGTTTGATCGCCAGACGAGCGTCAACAATATCGCCGAAGTTCTTGGTGTACTTGTCACCAAACAGATTAAGCTGACGGATCGACGTAGGGTGCATCGAAGCGATATCTAGCAGAGCCACATTTGTGTGGTAGCCGGTCTCAGCGTAGACGTATCCACCCTCGCCGACCTCTTCACCTCGATATATGGATTTACCGAGGTCGAACTTGTATCCAGGGAATTTAACCATGGTTAGTCCACATACTCGAACGTGAAGCCGCGGTGTGTCTTGCGCTTACCCCGGATGACCTGATCGATGTTGGCAGATATGCCACCGATCGCCACGGCACAAGCTGAGCGAGAGTGGTACACCTCTCCGGTTTCGATGATGCGGACTCGACGGTACCGACGGATCCACTCAAGGTTCTCAGCACGGTTGTCGTACGTATCACCGTTGATATGTTTGACCTGTGGTAGGTCGTCTGGGTTGGGGATGAATGTCTGTGCCACCAGCTTGTGGACATATACCGGGTTTGCATGGCCGGCTCCCACTTGAGCGTAGCGTGCAGCCTTACCGCGGGATGTGAGCTCGACCCACTTGCCGGACTTGTTGGACATTACCCGGCCCATGTTGGATACTTTCAAGAATTTATACTCTGGATGAAGTTTCCAAAGTTCTTCTGTCATTGGATCTCTCCTGTCGCTAGGTTGGTGTATACGAACTGTCGGACTGCGTTCTTATCACCTTGGAATATTATCTGAGCTGCGTGCTTCTGCGTCGTAGCGTTCAGTGGAAGACCGCTCAAGAGAGCTAGGATCTGACGAGCCATGAAGTCGGCATGACGAGACTTGAATACGGCCTCAGTTGCTTTGACGTCGTTGGCGCAGTAATCCATGACCTTCTCGATCTTGTCATCTGGGACCGGTTGATCCCAAGGGATATCCATCTCGATGTGATCGATACCAAGTTCAATCTCGAACTTCTTCAGAGACTGCTTCTTGGACGACATCTCGTAGATATCAAGGTATGACAAGTTGTAAGCCTCAGGGAACGTAGCATTTCGATCGTTATCGATCAAGGCTTGAGACAGCGCGTATAGCGCGTCGTTGTCATACCCAAGATATCGAGCCCACAAGATATGATTATCATACCGTCGGTTGTTGAACCCTACGAGCTTCAGCTTCAGCAGTGGCTCGACGTCCTGAGGTGATGGGTTGATCATCTTGACGACGGTATCGCTACCCTCGAACTTCCAGCAGACGCCGAAGAAGTTAGGATATACCTCAAGATCGTAGAAGACCAATCGGGGTTCGTCCGTAGCCGGCATGGGATTTGCGGCATCCTCTACAGATACTTCGCTCTTCCACTTAATCTGCTTCACAGTCTTGAGACATAGCTCAGACTGGTTACTACTGCGGAGCGCGAACCCACTAACTCGTCCACGCATATCCGAGACGTCATATGGCATCCCAGATTCATAGGCATCATCAAGAATCTTCTTAATGAAGTCTATTGAAGATTTGGTTGAAGGATGGATTTCCTTCTTGAGATTACGTTCAATGAGATTACGGATCGATTTCTCGCTCTTCATCTCTTCGGGAGTCTTCACATCGTCCCTCCTTTCTTTAAGTGGTAGACCGCCGGATATGGTGGCGACCTCTTCTGAGTTACAGCTGGTCAATTTTCGTCTAAGTGACGAATCTCCCCTATATACTTTTACCTCGATTCCTTCAGCATATAGTGGCGCTAGAAGGTCTGTCGGCCCGATATAGTTGTAGTGTAGATGCAAACCTTGACCCGATTTGCTAACCTCTGCGTATGTCGGAGGAAATGATTCAGCAGCCTTGATGTTCTCTTCAAGACTTTTATTACCGGCCTCGTCCGTAAGATCGAAGTCGATCACAATATGGTTCTCGGGTACCTTGACATAGTGGAGCTTCTCTGTGTCGATATCACACAACTCAGTCTTGACGTTAACCCACTTGTACCGTGGGGTTCCGTCACGCTTAGCCAGCTGCGCAGGACACTTCCACAACAATTCATCAAGTTTAGATCGGTGGTCACTCAAGTCTAGAAATGACTTGTGTTCAATCGGGATCTCCACAGGAGCGCCAGGCATTGAGAATCCGGAGAACCAGTTCGATTCGAGTTTGTTCTCAATCCGCTTTCGTTTCTCGAAGGTGGAGAAATAAGTGCGGATCTCACTCTTGAACCGAGTCTTCGGTAGACGATACCGTACGTCGCCTTCTTCGCAGTACTCACGATACCAGGTGAATAACTGCTTAAGCGACAGGCCGTCCTCAGCCTCAGCTATCTGGAAATAATACTCCTCGACGAAGTTGTTAAGATCATTCGTCTCGGATATCATCTCCTCAGGACGGTAGTTCTTGTAGTGATCACGACCAAGGCGTTTGTACACGTCGTAGCAGTGTTTGGCAATAGCGCCCAGACGGAAAGGAATATCTGCCATCACACGTTCGTAGTCCGCGGTTGACAGTCGATTACCCGTGGGGTGAATATCAATCATACGACGTAGCAGACCAGACTGCATATCCGTAATCATGACAGGTTTGTTCGTACCCATAAATAGAGTAGCGTTCACCCTCATAGTGTAAGACTTGGCGTACTTCTCATTCACGATCATGTTCTCGTGAGAAATGATTGAGTTGAGTCGTGCGTTGGACTCGATCTTGGACATGTCACCGTCGTGCTGCAAGGCTACGAGAGGGCTTGTGCGGAACGCCTCCATGGCGAAATCGCCGCCGCGGTTACCGAGTGCGTCGCCATCGAATGTTGTGGTGTATCCCTCGAATAACATCTCGATGATGTTGATGATCGTGGATTTACCAGTACCAGGGTCACCGTATAATACGTAGAACTTCTGGATCTTCTTCGAGTCGCCGGCTACAAGTGAACCAATCGCCCATTCGATCTTTTCCCGCTCTGTGGGCTCATATAAGACACTAAGGAGTTGATCCCATGACGTAATATCCCCATCCTCAAGATCGTACGGGAGACGCTTCGAGGCGTAGTCTTTCGGCTTCACCTTCTGATTCAGGAATACAAAGTTCTGGTCGAGCTGTGTATATGAATCCGGCATCTCCCGCACATACTTGTTGAAGCGCGTGAGAACCCCCGAGATATATGAACCATATGTCTTCCTACTGACGATGGGCTCTCCGCGGTCAATACGCTCATCTGCGCTGCGGTTGATCTCAGCATCAATGAGATAACCGACCGTGTGTTGATCCGTAGACCAGAGGTTAGTTTCAGGGTCCAGGACAGCATAGAATCCACCACCACGGATCATGATATCGTCCGTAGGATATGAGGAGAAGTCGGGCTGTAGCTCAAGACCCTTCTTCGTCTCGGATGCTATTACTGTGAAGAACCTCATTAGTTACGGTGATCCCATCCAACTCGAGGAAACATATTACCGACACGGTCTTGAATCTCAAGCGATAGGTTCTCATGGATCCATGCGTGCATCTGGTCCCAGATCTCGACCTCAGTCTGCGGTGGGTTGGTCGGCTCCTTGAGAGGAAATAGACCGCCCTGACCGTTGAGACCGTACTGACGATTGTTGACACGATCACAAACATGGCGTACGAACTCGTGGTCGTTCTGTACGAAATATGATTCAGTCGCAATGAATCCGAGGTTCCGCAGCAGATATAGGAAACATTCTCCAACGGTCTTGCTCGTGATGAATGACATCCGCAGGGCTAGACCAAGAACCAATTCAAGCCAGGTACACGGGTGAATATCGAACTCGCCACGGAGATCGTCTTCCAGATCTGGGTTCTCTTCGAGGAATAACTCACGGAGGTATTTACCGTCGGCCGCACGGTTATCGTCGTTCATGACAAACCATACAAATTCGATCGAATGAAGGATCTCCATCAGTTCGAACATCCGAACCGTCGACGCCACGCTCATGAATTCCTCAAATGCAAGGTGCGTCTGGTCGGTGAGCCAGTGGAAATAACGATGTCCCGATTTCATCACCACTCATCCTCCTCGTCGTAGTAGTCGCGATCATTGTCGAAGTCGATACCATATACGTCGGCCACATGCTCATCTGAGTCCATGAAATCGCTGTTTACGTATGTGATCTCGTAAACCATATCGCGGTCTGGTGCCTTGACGTGAATAACACCATCCTCACCCAGGGCCTTGAGATAGGCCAGGTTGTCGTCACCCACGAGATTATCGTAGGTCATACCGCCTAGTGGGACACCGTCGGCCTGCACCAGCAAGTCATCACGGTAGTATTCGAGGTAGATGGTAGTTACCTCTTGAAGGATTTCAATATGCTGATCTTCGGAGATCAGGTACGGCATTCCTTCACGCCGCTTGGGGATGCGAGGCATTTCGCGCTCCTCCTCTTTCTGTTCTTCTGCCTCTGGTTCCAGAGTGTTTGATGAGTAGCGATCTACGATATTCTTGTAGTCGCGGTAGTCGTTCTTAGGCTTGATGGACTGAGTTTCGACCGGATCCTTCGAGGTCTCCGGAACCACACCAGATTCTTCAAATACCTGATTGTATGCTTCTTGGATGGTCTTGATTTGGCGGATATGCTCCTGCTTCATCTCTTCCATCTTCTCAGCGTATTCGTTCTCACGCTGTACGTTCCAGGCTTCCTGGGACTTGGCGTATGTCTCACGGAAGGCGGCCATCTCTTCATCGAGGCGGTCCTGCCAGACTCGTTCACGCCACAGATATACGCCCACACCACCGGCGACAGCGCCGAGTACGACACCACCGCCGATGAGGATTGAGTTACGGACTTTCGGGCTCATGAGTCTTACACCAGCTTGTCGAATATGACACCCTGAACGTTGAAGTTGAGTTGAATGGAATTCTCCTCATCTTGCCAGAACAGGTCGTTCGGTTCGTAACCCGGGTTGTGTAGACCGAAGTCAACGTGTGCGCCTTCTTCGGCAATCCAGCCGACAACAGCGCCAGCAGCAGTACGCTCCATACCAAGACCATCAAAGATATCGTTCAAGAACACGTGACCACGAGAGGCCAGCATATCGTTAGCGTAGTTCTCCTGGGCCTGCAAGAAAATGCGGTTGTAGCCTGGATCAGAAGACCAGTTGTTTGAGTTCACCTCGTCGAACAGGTACTTGTACCCGCCAGCGTCCTGAACCTCAACCTCGAGATCACTGACGTTTCCCTCAGCGTCCGAAACCTTGACGTTCTGCTTCTTGCGGTCGAAGTACAGCTCGTCTTCCTTGTCCTCACCGACCTCGGCACGGACTCGGTTGCGGTATTCGCCGAATTGAGTCTGTAGGGTGGTGTATGCTGCGCTCAGACCAGCAATGCGGTTGTTCAGCATGTTGTGAGACTTGGTCAGGCAGCCGATAGTAGAAATACCCAAGACGAGCGTCGGTCCGAAACATTTCACAGCCTCAATGGCGGTCTCCTTGTATTGATCCCGCTTCATTTCCTTGACCTGCTTCTCGGTCAGTCGGCCGGCCTTAGCTTCTTCGTTGATGGCGCGCATACCACTCTCGTAGTCGGTAGCAGCGAAGCCGAATTTGTAGGCGCCCTGGATACCAGTAGCGACTGTACCTACCATTCCGACAATTCCGAGGTAGAACAGGATATTCGGAGCCTGGTAGTTGGCCTTGGATTTGATCTGGTTGACCTTAGATTTGAAGTTCATTACTTCTGTCCTTTCTCAGCAGCGCGACGTGCAGCGCGGTTAGCCTTGGCTTGAGGGGTTGCGTTGAAGAGCGGGTTCGGGTTGCCGTTGGATTTGCCGGCCTTCTCAGCACGAGCTTTCATCTGCTCGCGACGAGTTACTTCGTCCTGAACCTGCTCACGGACCATCTGCTTGATTTCATTCTCAAGAGTCTGCTTTTCTAGCTTGGTCTTGCGTGCTTTCAACAAACCACGGATTTGACCCATACCGATGCCGCCCAGGAACTTCACCCCCGTAGTTGCTCGTTCAGCTTGCACAGGATTCATCCAGAAATAGAACACAGACAGACCTGAGGCGATCCACAGAGTAGTAGCAACCAGAGACAGCAGAGTAGCAGCTTTGGAGGCTTTGTATGCCTTCTTGATACCGCCAACAACAACAGCGGTCTTGAAAATGGCTTCTTCCTGGATGGGTAGTTTGCCGGGATTGGCAGCCTTGTAGTTATCGACAGCGTCGAATTCACTCTTGACATCAGCCAAGACGTCGATCAGCTCGACCTTATTCTTCTTGACCAAGTAGACAGCAGCTGCGGTAGCTGCAACAGCGCCAACGGCGGCTACGGCCGGACCGTACTTCTTGACGGGGGCCGGGATAGAATCGGATATGGACTTCTTGACATCCGAGATACGCTCGGAAATACGGGAGAACAGTTTCATTTGAGTTACGTCCTTTCAAGACGGTTAGGCGCGGATACGCCCGGATTTGATTAGTTTGTAGTACAATGCAATTATTTGCATGTCGTCCATCTTCTGGACTTTCTTGTTCCATTTCTGGCCAGGGTATGCGGATCCAACAGAGACCCGCATCTGGTTGACTGTAGCCATTACTCTAGTACCTCGGGCTTCGGCAGGTCGAGGATATACCCAGAACGGATACGACGGATTGTGGAACCGCGGAGATCATACCAGCCATAGTTCTCATCAGTGAACTTAGCATCGATACCAACCAGATCATACAAGTCAGAGACCGTAGCATAATCGTAGTCATTAACAAGATCATAAAGGCGATCCAGAACCACTTCTGCTTCCGCCCTTGTGTCAAATTCAATATCATCGAAATCATGCGAAGCTCGCTTGCGGCGGTCGCCACGACGATCGCTTGGACCGTTTGATTTCTTATAGCTTGTAGATGCTCGGTGGTACGGAGTGTAGCTCGCGTTGCTAGACCGACTAGTACCGCGACGAGAAGGCGAAGAGTCGCCAAAGAGAATACGTTCGACAGTTTGAGTGACGGCATCAGAGATCATATCCTTTGCTGCTGGGAGGAGAACATCTTGCGCGACATATGACGCGACTGATCGGGCATCGTCCCCGAAGAATACCTCTCGGAAACGAACAAGCGGAGACTTCTTACGGAGGGTGGCCTTCTTTGAAGTAATCTGCGTCTGCTTCGGTCGCTCTCCATCTTTTGGAACGGTAGCATCATCCTTACCCTTCTTCTCAGGTTCGGGCTTCTTCGCTGCGATCACAGATTTGGTCTTCTTCTCAGCGTTTGGGATATCGTGTTCAGCCATGAGTTACGGTCCTTTCAAAAACTATATGAGGGGCTGCCTACGCGAGACAACCCCTCAAGGAAATGGGATTAAGAATCGAGATTCTTCAGTTCGGCTTCCAGCTTAGCACGCAGGGCAGCCTTACGTTCTTGCTCAGAACGCTGGAGGTTCGGGGTCTTGTGACCGTTAGACTCTATAGACTTCGGCATGACCTCGGTGATGAACTCGATGGCAGCGTCAGCGTCGCCAGCCAACTCAAGGAACAGCTCGGAATATGCGTTCGTCTGGATCAGGTCATTGACCGCCTGGTCATCCTTGATGAAGCGGTGACCATCTTCAGACTTCCGACCAACCGAGGCGAGGATGATCTTCTTGAAGGTCTCCACGATTGCCTTGGTGTCGTCAGCATCGACGATTGCCTTGAGGTAGTTGGACAGACCGTCCTTAGACCCGAGTTCCATTTCCAGGATCTCTGCTTTGGTCAGGTTGAAGTAGAACGCCTTCTCCACTTCGTTACCTTCGAAGTCTTCGAACTTGATGGTCTTGCGTAGCATAGGGGTGCTTCCTTTCTGAAAAGCGAAAACCATAGTCCATGGTGGACTTGGTTTGAATTTGGGTTGCGGATTACTTGCTGGTTACGAGGTCGTTGGCCACGCCAGTAAAGAGGTCGAACAAGCATTCTGCGGCAGGCTTTGGATCGTTCTTAATCGGGTCGATCAGAGCGTCCATAGCAATAGCAGCAACTTGATCTTTCTCTTCCTTGGTGGACAGGAACTCGGAAAACAGTTTGCGGATCATAACATTACCTTTCTCTCATTATAGCACATGTTTATAATGCGAGGTAACAGATATCCACACTGTTAGATGAATCGATCGAAGTCTCGTACCGGCAAGTTCTTGTATCCAATATGGATGCAGGGTTTGTCGTCAGGCGACATGATGGTGCTGAATTCTACTTCCAGTAGTCCGTCAGTATCCCACCCCACCTCGTCTGAATATGCGGTCGGGTCGAGACCGAGCTGGACATAGAAGTCCGAGAGAGACGCATAACATCCCGCCAGGATTGAGGCGTTGACATCATTGACAGCCCTTCGAATATCCTCCATACTTGATTGGAAGTATCGTCCAGTGATAGAATCATAGCAAAGAACGTCTCCCGTTCCGACGATGACAACTTCCCTGGACTCTGGTGGAGTCTTTGCAACAGCGGTGCGAGCCGCCTCAGATGAAATATCCTCGGATTTGCTCTTACCAACCACATTAACGACTGCGTCCTTGTAATCGACAAGAGCGGCCTGAGAGATGGTGTAGAGAGAACCAAGAGCCGCAATCTGTTTAACGCTTGAGTAGCGCAGATATAGGATCGAGATACCAGTTGCCAGTCCTGATCCGATCGCAGGCAGATAGTATTTCCAGACACGTTCGACTTTCTCCTTTCGGGTGAAGTCTCGTTCGTACTCAGCTTGAGCCGCCTCGAGCTCGTGTGTAGCTTTCACAGTAGCTGATGCGGTCAGATAGATCGTCGAACACAGACCAATCAAGGCTGTGGCTGTCAAGATATTGCCTTGGTTGTCCTTGAGGAACGTTCGTGTTCGACTTCCGAGGACTTCGAGTGCGCTTGGGGTTGACAAAGGAATTCCCTTCTTTCAGATTTTCGATTTCGAGTTTGATCCATTTGGCGAATAACACCATGGCGTATACACAGAAGATGGAGACCGTCATGACACAGACAAATATAACTGTGACGCCGGCCAGACCTACGAGATCCCCCATTTCTTGTACACCTCCTCGAAGTCGCGCTCCATCTGTCGGTTCTCTTTCCAGACAACGATGAATGTCATGATGTACAGAAATATGAAGGGGGTCAGGACAATCGCCAACACGCCAAGGAGTATCAACAGGAGGTTTACCAACATTTGGTTTCCTTTCTATATTTTGAGTTTCGGCCAGGTGATTGTGATATAGCTATCTTCATCACTTTCTTCGATATGTGCTTCAGTCATCTCGACCCTCCTTAGCCCATTTACGCCATTTGGTGCAGATCCAACAGTCGCAGGGTCGGCCTTTAGCCTTGGAGTGAGCTTCGTTGACATCTTCGAGAAAATCAGTCACCAGGGTTTCCTTTCCAGTAGTCTTCAATGATTTGCAGGATGCCGGCCATGACAACGAAGCCAGCGAGGAGGATGATTGCCATAGCGAATAAGAACGCTACGTTTGAGAGGACGGACATTACTTTACCTCCGTGTATAGATATGCGATGATGGCCCATAGGATTAGGACCACGATTCCGAGTGCGGCTACCAGATAGTCCACGTGAGACCTACCATGGTGTTCAGGGCGATGCAGAGGCAGAGGATGAGGTGAGCAGCGAGGGACATTTTGGATTCCTTTCAGAAAAATGAAAACCCTAGTCCTTGTTGGACTGGGTTGTTGATTGGTTACTTGGTTTCGTCAGTGATTACTTCAGCGTCAACAATCTCTTCGACGGAAACATCAACCTTGTCAGCGGGTACGAAGGTGTCAGCAGCCCAGGCGCCGATCGTAGCACCGAACACAGCATTGTAGGCAAGCGATTCTTTGTCAGTCTCGTCTTTGCCCAATGCTTTGTCCAGTCCTACAGACAGGCCACCCATGACTGTGGCACCAGCAACAGCGCCGGCAACGTCAATGGCAACTCGTTTGAAGTTGAAGTTCTTGAACATTGGAGTGATTCCTTTCGGATAGATGGTATTCCTCTCATTATAGGATATGTTTATTTTGCGAGGGTCAAAAAAAAAAAACCATAACCCATGTCGGGCTTGGTTCTGGAGATTACTTTCTGAATCCTTTCGTGACTAGGTCCATTGCTTTGGATGTGATTACGGCCGTACGCTCGTGGTTCACGATTGTGAGGACTCCCAAGAAGGATATAGCGGCAGGGATCATAGCATTGAAGTTCACAGCTTCGCCTGTGGTGTTAGCACGCAGGGCGGTCAGTGCCTCAATGGTACGAACATCGTCGTTCTTATCCATTGGGTTGTTCTCGTTCTCGCGGATACGCTCGAGTACGGTTTCGATTGTCTCATCGACAGCAGATTGGAGGTTGGTCTTTGCGAATGGGTTTATCATTTTGAGTCCTTTCTCTCATTATAGGACTTGTTTATCTTGCGAACGGCTAAATATGGACTTTTTAACCAAAGATCGACGTTTTTACCCATATAAGGACATAGGCTAATTACATCACTGTGACGAAATAGGTGATGTAAAAGCCCAGGTGGGCAAAAATTAGAGTACATGTCTGAGACACATACTCTAACTTTCAGATTAGTTCACCTTGAATATGACTTCATTCTTGGCGGACATACGCTCCGGGGCATCATTCAGGTCGAGTGAATATACCGTCCGAGCGTTACCTTCCTCGTCGAGGTTGGTGGTCGTGTTGATCGTGCCGTCGTACTTACGATCGCTGGCATTGTAGGCGCGAGTAGATACACCCAGGATCACACCGAGGAACGTAGTCACAGCGGCAATGGTGCCGACGACGTCTTCCCCGTGCGGGAACCCCCACAGCCCAGCGAGGGCGAAGTAGAGTGTTGCACATGCCGGCAGGACGATCTGCACGAACCATTTTAGGGTGTTGTACGCTTTATCGTTCAACAGGAAAATAGGGTTGTCCATCAAGACTCCTCTTCTTGTGATTTGTAGGCACGAAACGGGAGTTTCGATACCTCTTGCATGATACGTTCGCCCGTACCATTTCCGCCGAGTGCGGAATACGGCTCGTATAGATACTTGCGGAAATCCTCGTACTCATCCCGACTGATCCATCCGCGCTCGATATACTCCATACCCATGGTCATGATACGGGCGTACGCAAGGCCCTTGAGAAGGCGCTTCTCTGAGACCTTATCGGCACCCTTCTTTTGTAAGAACGCCCAGAAACCGGTCGAAGCGGCTAAGGATGTTATTACAGTCAAGAGTGCCGGCATTATTTCGTGAAGCACAGCATTCCTTTACAATTCGGACTCGAAGGTTGGGTACTGCTTAAAGCCGTTCTCATCCTCAGAGTAAATGAACTCTTTTATGTACATCTTGGTGAGAGTACCATCGAATGCTTTGAAAGATACTTTATCACCACGATAGTAATCGCGACGATACTCATAGACGTTCGAGGGGGCGACCTCGCCTGTGAGAAGATCCCTGGCTGGGTTCTCTTGAAACATGATAGTAGCGTCGATGTTATTGAACTCGGCGTTGTTTATGAAACCGTAGCGCAGGGCAAATCCCTTGAAATCCCAAACCTGAGTAGGGTTATTATACACCGGCTTATTGAGTCGATAACTATAATCTCGACCCAGGGCTAGAATTCGATTGACAGCCTTCTTTGTGGTTTGGAGCCTTGAAGAAGACACTAGCGTGTTGTTATCTTCAGCAAATATGATCTGGTCTGACAGGTCTCTACCCTCAAACACACTTATCTTAAATACTGCTTGGGAACCTCGAACTCGGCGAGTATGAACACGTTCGACTTGTATACCAAGATGAAACTCGTCCATCATACTCTTTATCATAGGCCATATAAGACTGGGTTTCAATTCGTTCTTCTTTTTAGTGATAGAGCGAGAAACACCATTTTCAGCAATAAACGGACATTGTATATTATCCGTAAACGCAACATCACCAACTACAGCGCTAGCCCCAAAGTAATTTATAGTATCGACAATACGCTGAGGTATGTTATCATTGTCGTATACTATCTTTAGATATTCTTCTCGCTTGTCACCATTGAAAGTCCTACGATTTGGACCACCATCATAGAATGAACTCATGGTGTATACACGGTAGTTAAGAATATCGAGAATAGATTTCCCACTAACCTCAATTACCGGTCCGTGTTCGATAGAGAACTTCGTCTCTACGGTATCCACCATCATGACTTCATTCGAAGCGTTACACCCAAGAAGTGTCGGTTCGTAACCAACTCCACCAGGTTGTACAACTTGTAGCAGTCCTACAGAGTTTGGTGTATCTTTAAAAACCAGTTTGAAATCACTGATATCGTTATACCGTTCCGTCCATATGGCGCTACTCCAACCAGTCAGTGTCCGATCAGGGACATAATATGAGAATTGATTATCATTAGTCTCTGTCTTTAGAGTGAATATATCCATAGTCATAATTACACCCCCAAATGCTGTTCGTAGTATTCGAGAATGCTCATAGCAGTCACGTTCAATGTACGGAAACGGTTGATACCAGGTCGAAGTTGGATCCAGTAGTTATACCGATCAGTGTCTCGAAGGTTACCGATCATGTTCTTAGCTCCAGCCGTAATATAACGATTATTAGGACTTGAGTTGTAATCCCATCGACCAGGTACAGTTCGCTCAACAGTTATGATCTCATTCGAGGTCTGGTTGTGTAACAACCAATATGTCCCCGTATTAGACCCTGCGGCGTGAATATATGTCGGAGCTGTACCGTTATAGTTGATCGTGAAATTACCGAGCTGCATCGTAGGTACAACTGACACAAAGTTCCCGCGAATATAAGAGTCCCGACAAGCGAAGACAATCTGTAACTCAGGATCCTTAGTGAACGGGTTTTGTTGAATCGACTTGACGTAACACTCAATGAATGCTACCTCGTTCGAATTCTTCAACAGACGGAAACGTACGAAGTCGTTCTCACCATATCCAACAAGCTTGTAGAACTTCTCACGGGCTTCGGCGACACCAGCGGTACCCTTGAACGTATTCAAAAGCACCGTCAGAGTTATCTCGCGTTTAGCAACCCGGTTACTCATAAGCGAAGTACGTCCGTACAACGACTCACGAGTAATCAGGTTGAAATCAGGCGCGTCGAGTCCTTCGATATTCTTTACGATATAACCCGCGTCAAAAGACGGGTTTCGGAGTCGCATAAACAAGCTATGGTTCTCTTGAGTTACGATCTCGATTGAATCGTAATCTATCAAATTTTCAACGCCTCCTTAACCATAGATAGTTGATTTCGTGTATTGCGGTAAATATCAATCGCGCTCAGGGCCTCGGGTGAGGTGTTGTTCTGAGTGAAGTTGATATTCACACCTGCTGGAGCCTCAGTCTCTGCTACCGCTTGGGCAGTCTGGTCGGTGATTCGAGAAACACCCACAGCTTGTCCGTACGATACGTTCGGTGAGACTGCGTTCGTACCAATCGCGGAAGATATAGCACGAGCGCCGGCCTGGACCTGTGACAGATCCATGACGGGAGATATAACCGGTTGAAGGTCAATCTCTTGATCCAAGACCTTACTCATCTGCAAGATAGACTGTCGCATGGCGTCAATCGATCCTGTAGCCATAGCCTTGGTAGAGGATATGACTTCGTCCGAGTTCTGGTCTATACCAAGAGCCATACCTTCGGCAGTGAACTTACCAATCTTGGCGAATTCTCGAGATGGTGAGTGAATACCAAGAACCGAGTTAGCCACATTCAGAGCGTTTAGAGCCATTGCAGAAATAGCAGAGTCAACCTGACCTTGTGCATTCTGGATACCATTTGTAAGGCCGTCCACAATGTTCTGAGCCATCTGCTGACCGTTCTGGATGAGTTCTTCAGCCTTCTTCGGTAGTTCAACCGTGAAGAAGTTAACCGTCTCGTTGATACCGTTAGTGATAGCGTCGTTAGCCATCTTAATAACGTCATCGACAGTCAGGCTGGAGAGATATGCGTATACCCGCATACCGTCGGCGTAGGCTTGGTTTGCCTGACGACCGGCGTCCATCCACAAGTCGGATACAGCACGCTCGACTCCACGGCGGGAGTTCTCGACGTATTTGACGGTGTCGGTTTGGAATGACGCCATCCCCTGCTGCATACCTGCTACTAAGTTCTGCCCAAAGTTCACCCCGGAGTTAAACCAGGATCGAGCTTGGTTAGGCAGTTCTTGAGTGAAGTATGCCTGAGTCGAAGCTAGACCAGTTTGCAGATCGCGTACTAAGTTATTAGCAAACGTCTGTGCGCTTTGGGCCGCTCCTTCGAACTCCTTCCGAACATTTCCAACGCCCTTCTGTAGGTCGCCAACTGATCGATTGACGAACTGCTCAATCTCTTGGCGAAGCCCACCGAGACGCTGTTTGAAGGCGTTTGTTTGGACTTCTGCTGCTTTGAATTCTTGTGCAAAGAACTCACCTACTTTCGTCTTGATCTTGTCAAACGAGCCGTAGTTCTCACGCAACTGTGAGAGGGTCTCATTAATAGGTCGTAGAGCCTCGTCAACGGCCCGACGGCCACTGGATATAAGGTCTTCGAACCTCTTGTGGAGGCCATCACGAAGTTCTTCGGCAGCACGCCGAGCAGCTTCTCCCAATTTGAACACTCGGTCGCGAATATCATCAAGGGTACGGTTAATCACACCTTGGATATCAACGAAACCTTGCCGAACGCCCTGCATGTCTCCACGCAAGAACGATCCCCACATCCGCTGAGTGATGCTACCGATTTCGTTAGCGGAATTGGCGATATTGACTTGGCCTTGACGGAATATGTCCTGAGCCTCCACCATCGCTGGTTTGAGGTTGTTCTGGACCTTATTCTCGACATGATCAATCCACCCAGTCGTCTGTTGTGGCGACGGACCGGAAATACCGCCAGCTGCACGAGCGACGTCGGCAGCGAATCCAACCTGTGACTTAGCCGCGGCTTCGGTAGCCTGCCCTGCCTCTTTCTGGGCCTTCGCTAATTCCTTTTGAGCCTTAGCGATACCCTTCTGAGTCTTAATGGCATTCTTCTCAGCCTTCTCAGCATCTTTCCAAGCCTTGGCTGCTTGTTCTTTCTTCTTGGCAGCGTCCTTACCAGCTTTGGCAGCTTCGGCCTCAGCTTTACGAGCCTTCTCCTTAGCTTCCTCCGCTTTCTCCCAAGCCTCAGCGGCCTTCTCTTCAGCCTCTTGGACTTTCTCTTCAGCTGCGAGCAGTTTCTCCTGAGCTTGTTCGGCCTTCTCCTGAGCCTTCTCCATTTCCTCTTGTTGTTTGAGGATCATTTCGACGACTTTGTTGAAGGATTCGACCGCATTCTGAGACTCTTTAAGTACGTCGGCCGTACCCTTTAGAGCCTCACTCAAGGACTTCTGGAAGGTGTTCTCGGTAGCACTGATAACCTTACCCTCGTTCTCTTTGAGTCCCTGGACGAAGCCGTCAACAACGTGACCGCCCACCATTTTGAACTCTCGTGAAGGAGAGTGAATACCCAGTTTGTTCTTCGCCGCAGCCAGAGCTTGTCCGGCCATACTAGCGGCAGCAGAGATAACTCGAGACGCACCAGAAAGCAGACCACCGGTCATACCGTCGATAATGGCTGTGGCAAGGTTGAGACCGGCGGCCCTCATTCGAGGAACGTTGCTATGAATACCATTAGCGATAGCATTGACAAGGTTGATAACCATATCAATGCCGGCCTGAGCCACCTTTGGTAGGTTATTACTCAGAGCGTTCAGGAAGGCTATGATGAGTTGTGTTGCCGCGTTAGATATACGCTCCGCCTGGCGGCCGATAGCCTCGATCATACCAAGGACTAGCTGAATGGCTCCTTCAGCGATCTTCGGGATATTATCCACCAAGACCTTGAGGATGGCATCGACGAGTTTACCGATGACTTCAGCAAGCTTCGGTAGCAGGCGTATGAACACCTCTAGGATCGTCTCGCCTAGTTTGGTGAGGCTGTCCACCAACTCAGACCCACGGTTAGCCAACTCCGTGACGAAGTTGACGATACCCGCAGCGAGGTTAGTGAGTAACCCTGGTACCAACCCACCAAGTCGTTCGACCGTAGCGATACCTGAATCACCTGCGGCACTGAATATAGCCCAAGCTGATGCGAAGGCTAAGGCCGCACCACCTGCTAAGGCCAGACCAGCACCCACAGCAAGTAAGGCCACACCCAGACCAAGCATAGACGGGATGACTGGTGTGAGTAGAGCTGAGGCGCCGGCAATAACAACGATGGCTCCAGCGAGGACTAACATCGACTTACCGATCTCTTCCCAAGACATCTCACCCATAGTCTTGAGGGCTGCTGAGAGGAGGGATATACCCACCGCAGCAAGAGTCAACGATGCAGCACCACCAAGAGAACCTTGCATAGCCACCATGGCCACACCAAGCACCACAAGAGCGGCTGCCATAGCGCCGATACCCTTGACGAGCTCACCCATCTCGATGTTACCGAGCTTCTCTATCACTCCGGCAACGATCGTTAGAGCCCCAGCTACAAGTGTCAGGCCGACACCGGTGGATATAAGCTGGCTTGGGTTCATCAGTCGGGTAGCCGCGGTCAACAGACCGAGCACGATGGCTACGGACGTCAGACCCTTAGCAAGCTCACCCATCTCGATATTACCGAGACGCTCGACAGCCATAGCTATGACGATAAGGGCGCCAGCCAGAGCTAATATACCGACCGCGGATAGCGAGGTGTCGGCAGGCATAGCCTTCATAGCCCCTGCCATCACGCCAAGACCAATCGCAGCCGCAGTCAGACCCTTAGCCAGTTCGCCCATCTCGATGTTGCCGAACTTCTCCACGGCCGTAGCCATGACTATAAGCGCGGCAGCCATGACACCCATCGCAATTGCGGAGGATATCATCCCACCACCGGCAAGACCCTGCATAGACTTGAGTCCGCCGATGAGTATACCCAGGGATATAGCCACAGACCCAAGACCCTTAGCTAGGGTCTCTAGGTCAGCTTGTCCCATTTTGAGCACTGCAATAGCAAGCAGGTCGATCGCGATAGCCAGAGCAATCATTGCACCGGCTAAGATCGGGATAGTGGTGAATGTACCCAAACCTTGTAGTTTGGTGAGCAAGAACAGCGCACCCACAAGCTCACCGATGGCCGCGCCGATACCAGCGAGGGATGCAGACATCTTGCCCGAGTCAATTAGTGACAAGGCAACAATTGATGCAGCAAGGATACCCACGGCGATAGCGATCTTCTGTAGCGTGTCCGCCTGGACGTTAGCCTGGAGGGAGGATAGGGTTCCCTCGAGGGCTCCGAACGTATCCTTGATGGATCCTATGAGGCCGTCCTTACCAGTCAGCGCCTCTGCGAGCGACTTGAGCAGACCGCCCGTGGCGTCGATATTGAGGCCGTCCTTAACGATCTTGTTAAGAAGGAGGCCAATACCGCCGGCTAGACCAACGTTGAGGAAATCCAGTAGACCATCGAACGAGGCACCACTAAACGCTTCAGTCAGATACTCCTTGAACTTACCCATGACGCTAGATAGCTTGTCCAGTTGGGCGGATATGAGCGAACCTGCTGAACCGATTACGGACGCTGCCTGCTGGAGACGGTTCTTGAATGCCTCAAGCGCACTAGACTCGGATATAGCCCTGTTGAACGCTGCTATACGTTCAGCTATACCGTTCAGTCCGGGAACCTTGATATCGGCCATCCGTACGAGAGCGCCACCGAAAGCTTTAAGACCCTCAATTGGAGCTGCCAGTACGTTACCCAGTCCTTCGAAGAACTTAGGGATAATCTGAGACTTCTGTAAGAACTGGTCGAAGCGAGTTATAAGCGAACCGATATAACCAGTGAACGCCAGGATACCTGACCCACCGCTGGCTGTGATACCGATCAACTTAGCAAACATGCTAACTACTGGGCCGATAATTTGCCCCGCGATAGAAAATACACTGAAAACACCAGCCATTGTCCGGCGGAGGTTATTCAGTGTTTTCTCACCAGGAGTCAGTGCTACGACAAATCGTTGGAACGCCTGTGTAGCCTTGAGTAGGTGTTCGGGTGTGATCGGTTTGAAGACCTGACCCGCTGCTTCTCCGACGGTCTTGAATATGCGGCCGACGTTCTCAAATGCCAAACCCAGGGTAGCGACGATACGATCTCGACCATGTAGCTTATTCAGGAACCCATCGAGCAAGTTGTTACGAGCATCGTTAGTCTTCTGAATAATCGGGTCGATAGCGTTATAAATACCTGAGAACAGCTTCCCTGACTGCTCAAAGTCACCAAGAATAAGCTGCCAGGTCTTGGCCCAGCCAGAGCCGACACCTTCCTTGATAGTGTCTTTTAGCTGAGTGAAAGTCTTAACCTTGGTTGCAGCTTCGTTGGCTGTAACCGCGAACTCTTTGATCTTCTTGATCTGCTCGTCGGTATAGCCGATCTGCTTTAGCTGGGCATCTGACATATCACCCGTGAAACCCTTTAGGGTGTTGGTCAGGACTTCGGCGTTAATCCAACCGTCCTGCAACGAATCACGGAATGATTTACCAGACTTCGTCCATTGTTCGAACGTGGTATCCTTGGAGATACCCTCGATTCGACCCATGGCCTTAGCCGTCTCGAATAAGGCTTCCTGGAAGACCTGTCCGCCCATACCGGCATTAACGACTGAGTTCCAGTCCTGTAGACCGACCTTACCCGCGGCCAAAGCCTGGGAAAGCTGGTACATAGCCGTGGAAGCCTGGTTGGCGTCTGAACCCGAGACCGCGGCAAGGTTAGAAATACCCTTAATCGCCGACACCGACGTATCGAGATCAACACCAGCCGCTGTGAATGTGCCAATATTCTTGGTCATCTGGGCGAAGTTGTAGATCGTCTTGTCGGCGTATGTGTTAAGCTGATCCAGGGCGCCGTTGACGTCCTGTAGGGTGGATCCCTTACTTTGGGTGTTTGCAAGGATGGTCTGAATCGAACCCATATTGAGTTCGTACTCACGAAAACCATCCATAACCGGTTCTAGGGTTAGCGACTTGGCTATACTAGCGCCCGTGGATATAGCTTGGGTAGCTATGTTGGTGAGGGCGCCGATGGCTACGGCCGAAGCAGCAACGAACCCCAGCCCGATCTTATTAGCTTCACTCTCAACATTCGAAACCGAGAAGGAGTCGGCCTGTTTCTGAATGTCGTCAAGTCCCTTGGCCTTACCGCCAATGTTCATAGCGGACTTGAGTCGATCGAGCATTGATATAGCGGTTTGTACGCCGGCTTGGAATCGCGATGAGTCAAACTTTAACGCAACTACGCGCTCGTCAATACTAGGCACGAGTCACCTCCTTCCATACAGATTCTGTGATTTGATCAAACACTGGTCGAATTGCCGGGTTGATGTAATCCCGACCTTGAACATACCCACCAGTTCCGGTACCGTGTCCGTATTGCAGGATTACAGCAATATTGACACCCTGGTTAATATGGTTGTTGAGCCATTCGATCTTCGCATTCCTACCGGAAATTTGAGTGCGGAAGCTCCAGGCTCCAGCGGTCTCACCAGACTCTTTTGGCGTGGCTTTAGCGAGAGCATCTACTCCCATTTTGCCATACTTGTCAAGAGTCTTGTATATGTCAGCTTTAGACATTCGCTTGAGCCAGGATTCGGTGTTCTGCCAAGTTCCTGAGGTCTCTAGCGAGAAAGTCATTACTTCCTAACCCAAGTAGCAGAACCGTAGAGTTTGATACCGACAGGTGGTTTATCCATGTATTGGATCTTACCGTTTGCGCTCACCCTTAGTGTTGTAGCTACCGGAGAACCATCAGCTTTAACACCCGTCGCAACAAAGTCTAGATCATACCTTGGATACCAAATGGTGTATGGTACCGAGCCTAACACGCCATACTGGGCTGCGTTGGCGGGGACCTGAACCATAAGCTGTAATGCAAAGAAACTACTACCTACTTTGTTTATGTAGGACTTTTGCACCCCATTAGTAGAGTCAAGTAGATAGGCGGTTATGTCCACTTCCTGATTTGCAGCACCGCCTCCGCCACCGTTCTTGGGGAGCGCGTCTACCTTCTTCTCTAGCTCGAGCATCTTGTCGTAGACCGGCAGATAGTCCTTGATCCACGGGATGATGAGCTGTTCGAATTGAGGTGATGGCGGGTTTTCGTAAGGGTTACCCACAGGTTGCCATTGTCCACCAGGTCCAGACTCGTCAAGTCGGCCATCTGTGATGTAGACGTGACCGATACCGAGCTGAGCAGCCTTCGCAAAGACTTTACGGTAGTTGTCTGGAGTACATCCGTGAACCACATGCCAGAATCGAATACCGGGTTCCTTAGCCATATCGGCAGTGTGAACAGGCGTACCAGGCTTCTCGTTCAGATAGTTCTCAGCGGTTCCCTCATAAGTCATGAAGACGTCTGTCTTCCACTTGAGTAGGTCTGGAGCGATGTTGGCGCCGCAGTTACACACCACGAAGAACTCTGAGCCCCATCGGAATTTGATCGACTCGATCAAGTCCTTATACCAAGCTGCGCGCTTAGCAGACTCACCCCAGCCGTTGATCACCTCATCCAAGAACACACCCTCAGCAAGACTGCCGTACTGGGTCTTGAACTTCTCGATCTGACCCATGATGTATTCTTTGGTGTACTTGTCTTTGTCGGGAATATTAACCCGACCGTCCCAGTCTACACCGGAAGCTGCGCCGTATTGAGTCTTGACGTAGAACACAAGGCGCTTAACGCCTTTGTTCTTAGCAATCTCACCCTGGACTTTGAAGTCGTTGTCGAACGTATCCCAGTTACCGCTGTTACGGTTCAGAATACCGATACCGAGAGCGTTACCAAACGACAAGAATCGGTTCCATTTTGACACTGTCGCCGGATTGGTGTCTTGGTCGTGGTAGTAATCAGGCCACGTGTAGGATACGATCGAGTAGTATCGTTCACCAACCTTGAATGGCTTGTTGGTGCGCTGCAATTCTCGAATGTCAAGTGAGTGTACATCAAGAAGGTTGCGCAGATTCGAGTCGAGGTTGTTGACACCGACACCGGTAGCGGGTAATCCGCCCCCACCCATAAGGTTGGTCAGCTGAAGTTCTGTACCATGCCGACTACCGTTGTAGAATTCAACATCAAGTTTTAGACCACCAGGCTTCTGGGGGTTCCCCGCCTCTCCAGCAAGTTTGGTGAGACGAATAGCCTTGATATAATCGTTATGTCGTTTATCAAGGAATTTATTGTTGTAGGTATAGATCTTAGCCATACTTACTCCTATTCGGTTGAATCAAAGTCGATTACGTCAGGACCCGCAGAGTTGATACGAGCTGGATAATCGAAACTGATTAAACCATCCTCGTTCTCGCTGGCGTACGTCATCTCGTTGGTCTCCACAAGAATTAGATCGCCTTCAGAAACGATCCGAACTTCCTTGAGATTGATCAACACGTTGATTATAAGCTGAACATCGGGCATACGAGCATTTTCTCTATCATACCCATGTAGTGTATTCATCAATATAGTCCGACGGTCATTAGAAATCTGACTTAAATCAACTATGAAATGTGTTGACGGAGAACCGCCGAAGAACTCGACAGGCGTAGACGTCAGTTTGAACGAGAATTCCGTAGGTGTGACGTTTTGGCCGTATGTCGTGTATGTCCGATTATCAGGCATTGCGGACACATTGTAGAGTAAATGTAGATAATCTACTTCTTTACCGTTTCCGTCAGACCCCTTGGTCATAAACGACATGTTGAAATGTTTAGAAAAACCTGCCGTATCATGTTCGACACCGGAGACCTGCGATTCCATACCCATCAAGTAGTTTAGAATCTGAGGGTATGTGACACACTTGACTGTACCTGTGTACTCAGGTGTCAGTTCTGCGTCAGCAATCTTGAACCCATCCACATATATAGATGTGTATCGTGGAGTAGACGTATCCTCTACGGAAATGAGCCCACTCCATGGGAACGCCCCCGATCCGTAATATAGGACACCATTGCTGACACCATACTCGTAGTTACGGTTCTGGGGTTGATCCCATACGATTGCTGTCATTAGAGGTTTAACTCCTTGAATAGATCCTGAATATCGTTTGGTAACAATAGTTTAGGATCAGCATTTGCGTTTCCGTACAAGTAGTTTGTAACTCGCTCATACAGGGTAGGCTGCCATGTCTGATCGATGGAGATGTGTGAGGATCCCACAACACCCTTCTCATCAGAGAACGGACGGAGTGTAAGTTTGTACTTACGGAGAATCGGATCAATTGTCTGACCGATTGTTGTATAGTTCACGGCAGATATAGACGACTTGCAGTTGTACAAGATGTGAAGAATACTCTTGTCTTCACCAACCTTGGTTTCATAGCTGAAACAGAATTCCGTCTGAGACTGTTGTGTGGCATAGAAACCCTTGAAGACCTCTTGGACACCCAGACAATCCTTGAATGCGAACGGGAATGAGTACGCACTAATATCGGCTGTGAACTCTCCACCGTGGTTGGTCTCTCCGACCTTCTGACCATTAAGATAGATCTCGTTGGTAACGGGCTCACCAAAGGATTCGGTCACATCAACTAAACCATCCCAAGGCGCAACGATACCTGTTCGGAGGTTATACAACACACCGTGAGACACGCCATACTGATACTTTGGATTTGGCGTAGCCCACACCAGTTTAGCCATAGTTAGCCTTTCGTGTTCATCTCGCGCAGTCGCTTAGCGTTCAGCTCACGATTACGGCGTGCTATCTCCTCTGGGCTCATCTTCTTCGGGTTGTTCTTTGCGTTGAATACTCGGATGAGAGTGAATAGGCGATTCAGGTGCCATTCCTCACATTCCTTGGGTATCTGCATGGAGAACATCCAGTAGTAGATCAGCTCAGCGGTGATAACCTCTCGACTCGGAGGACTGTTGTCTTCGGCGAACCAAGTAGCAGACTGTTTAGAGCTTATGTATTTGTTGATTTCATCAAAGTTCGAAGGGGACAAACGATCCAAAAGATTATAATCGAAGTTTGGCGTCACGACCATAAACGTGACGTAATCTAGTATCTCTTCTGGAGATTTGTCATCGGGAGACAAGAACGGTTTCTCGTACTTTGCCTCCCATTTTGACAGTGATAGAAGAGAGTGCTCCAACTCAACGGTCACTGTCGCCATCTCGAACTCATCGGTTGCTTCGTTGAACAGCTCTTCGAGCTCGATCTCGAGTTGAAGCATGAGATTAAGCAGCCGTGAAGAGCTTGATAACCTCGTCTGGTACCGGCAGGCTCGGTTCCTCAGTAGCCGTACCGTACAGTTTGTCGGTCAGCTTCTTAAGGTCAGCCGCGGCCACCTTGGTGGAGTCGATCGTCAACAGCGAAAGCGGTTTAACACCTTCAGTGGTGACAGACACCGGAGTGGTGGATACATCCCAGCTGAAGCTGATAGCCTCAGGGTTGTCGTTCACCGTGGAGTAGGCACGCTCGGACGGAGAAGCCAGGCAGTTGTACACGATGTGGATCTTGAACCCCTTATCGGTGCCGTCCACGTCGTTACCAATCAAGGTCTGGTAGGAGAAGGCGAAACGCTTACGGGTCTGTTGACCTGCGAACACACCTTTCTTAACAGCCTTGGTACCGTCGCACTCAGCGAACTCTTCGGGGTAGGTGAAAGCCTCAATGGTAGCTCCGAATTCCTCAGCGGAAACCAGGTTGAGGTATTTGATGTTGTCAGCGTAGGTCGCGTTAGACTCAGCGCCAGTAGGCTTCTCGGTAACGGTAGCAAGACCGTTCCAAGCTACGCCTTTCTTGTAGGCGCCGGTGTTGTCCGGCAGGAACAGAACGCCTTTAGAAACACCAGTCTCGTAGAAACGCTGACCGGTCTGGTCCCATGTAAGGACAGCCATTTACTTCCTCCTAGAAGTATAGGTTGTAAACGAAATGGTTTAGCCCGTTTGAAGCGTACCAGCGGTCGAATGAACACAACGGTAATGAACCGACTCGATCCGGAATCGGGGAGTCAGGGTTCCGATCTATGACTGTTAGCTGGTAACGCTTCTTGCGGAAGTAGCCCATATCATCAGCGTGTCGTACCCACTCATCGTTGAGGTGATAGACTATCGCCGGATAGGACATCTTAAGGTTCTCCGGAGGTTGGAAATACACATTCCGGCTACCGAGTACTTGTTCTAGGATAGTCTGTAGATTAAGCCGTGGGGCCATTATACACACCACCTAGTTGCAAGATTAAACGGGGGCTCTGAACCTCAACTGCGCTGACAGTCCATAAAGCCCCCATCCACTCGATAAAGCGCATTGCAAAGAAATGGCTTTCGGCATAAGCATCAGCAACAATACTGATTGAGTTACCGACCGAGATGTTCGAGTGTACATTCTCGGTGTTATCCAGGCGCCTGGAGTTACGTATAACATCGCCGTAGTAGTTACGGGTCACGATAACGTCTTCCCAGACGCCTGGTTGGCGTTCTACCTGATCGGCATAACCAATCTTTCCGTAGAACCGTGGCATTTCAATTACCGTTCGGTCGGAATGAAGTTGAAGAACCAGTTGTCAACGGTACCGGTCTCGAAGAAGTAGTTCTTCTGCGGGACAGCGACGACCATGGTGTCAGAAGACATGGTAACCGTACCGGTCACCTTAGCGCCCTCGACGGTGTAGTCAACACCAGCAGCGGTCGGGATGGTGATCACGTTGTTAGCGACGGTCGGCTTGGTCGGAGTAGCCTTCGTGCCCTTCTGCTTCCAGAAAGCCACAGCGGACTTCGGACGAGTCAGCGTACCGCAGCAACGGGTTTCCATCAGGTACTTGTACTGGTTGTAGTCGATGTCGAAGTCGTCAAACATCGAAACCTCGCCACCACGAGTAGCGCCAACGGTGTAGTCGGTCAGGTTGACCATGATACCGAGCAGTTCAGGGGTAGCTTCCAGAACTTCACAGGGAACGATCTTGGCTACACGCAGTGCAGACTCAAGCTCGGTCTGAGAAGAGTAGATGCGACGTCCCATTTTGTCCTTCTGGAGCAGAAGGTCAGACAACACGTCTTCAGTGGTGAAGAAGGTCGGGGTGCCGGTACCCTTGTAGAACTTACGGCTGCGGAGGATGTTGTCCTCCAGAACATCGGGAGCCACATCGGAGGCAACAGTCACACGGTGGGTGTAGAAGCCGTTGTCCTTGGCGATGGGACGGATGTTCTTCTCGTTGATCTTGTCATCGTGATCAACTTCACGACCGTCGCCGATCAGGATTGCACGTGCAAGTTCCTCATCGAGCATCATACGCATCTCGGCCTTCAGCCATGCGACGACGTCGAGGTCGGTGATGTCAATGATGTCATCACGATCGAGCTTCTGCTTCTTATAGATCGTGGTGGGGGTGGTGATGCGCTTGGTGAGTTCGAAGAACTCTTCCTTCTTCATCTTACCCTTGATATAACCCTTGGCACGGGCTTCATCCTGAGTGATGTCAGCCGCGATCGACTTGATGCGGTTGAACGGGGAGTGCTGGGTACCACTCAGAACAGTACTAACCCACTCGTTACGACGCTGGACGAAGTCCGGGGCGTCACGCAGGGTCTTAGCATCCGGGAACAGGATATCGATGTTACCGATACCGTATTTCTCGGCGTGTGCCAGGAAGGCTTCCTTGAGGGATCCGCTCTTCTTGGCATCGTCCATGATCTCTTCGATCTGGCTGTGAGAAAGCGTCGGGCGACCAGCAGATGCTGCACCCTGGTTCTCAAACACGTTGTGCGTCATGTAACCTCCATCAAGGCCGTCGTGCTCGACGTCTTCTTCATCGTCGAAGTCTTCGTCGGGAACATCATCTGGGTCGCTGGTAGCGGCCAGTCCAACAAGGTAGTTTACAACGTCCTGCTGCTCTTCAGTCATTTCGTTGTATACGTCTTCGATGGTGCGCTCGTTGTCGTCCGCATCATCTTCGTGGTACAGGGAATCGCCGTGCATAAGTACCTCTCCTGTGTAGATTACGGCTTCGTCATCTAGGACGTCGATGTCGCCGTCCGAGTGTCGGATTGTCACATTGTCAATCAGCGCACCCGGGTTAGCCCCAGACAGAACGAGGCTGACTTCGCGAATAACGCCATGCATAACCTGCTTCGACTTCTCGACGAGGTTGTTAGCATAGATAGACAACGCTGAGATATCACCGTGCTGCACCAGAGCCTTAGCTTGCTGGGCAGCGGGTGTATCGTTGAAGAAACCGTAGGCATACACGCCGTCTTCCCGGTTCTCCAGCATAGCGTGACCAAGAACATTACTTGGCTCGTTATGCGAGTGCTGCCATACCAAAGGTACTTTAGCACCGTCATTACCCTCAAATGCGTTGGGCATGATAGTCCGCCCATCCGAACATTTAAGGCCGACTTTGGTTGCGTAACCACTGAAATCGGCAGTCACGATACCTCCTTAAATCAACCGCCTATTCGAGCTGGGCGGGTTCTTCGTATTCGTTTTCGCCAACCAATCCTGAATCCTCTTCTTGGGGCATGTTGCTGTTGCGGAGTTCATCAGCCTTCGGATCGTCCGCAGGACGCATACCGATAACCGATCGAATTTCGTTGGCCGTCATGATCTCGTTACGAGTGAACTTGTCGGCGATCTCTGCAATCTGATCAACAGGAACAAGGCGGAATGGGTTTCGTGTAGCGACGATTGACTGTCGCTGAGACCGAGCCGTCTTGGTAAGGAATGTGCGTCGCATAGCTTCGACAATGGCGGTCACAACAGGTTCGATTGTGCGGTTGTTGTAGTTCAACATAGCACGCTCGTCTGCGGTGCCCGACATGATCTCTTCGGTCAGACCAAGTTGGCTGTAGAGCATCTTGGTCAAATACTCGACCTTCTGGAGTAGGTTGTTCTCGACTGGTCGATTGAGCTGAGTGACCTTCTCGGTAGCGTCAGTATATGCGATACCGTACTTGCTTCCGGTCAGTTGGAACTCAATATCCTTACGACGCTTCTCAGCCTGCTGCTGGCGAGCCTCAGACTTGATGGTGTAGGGGAGCTGGATAATAAGATCCAGTTTACCCTGAGCGTTCTTCTCATCCATGGTGTCCATGGTGTTAAGAGCCCTAATCAGGCGCTGTAAGGTCGAGTTCGGTTCATTCATAACCGAATACAGAGGATTCTCGACAATGGCCGCCATCTTCTTAGGGATGACGATCTGTTGTCGTTTACCCTTCTCTTCGTTGTATAAATCCACCTTGATATGCTTAGGCATCCATTCGGTGATCTTACCAACACGAAGGGTTAGGATGTCGTATCCACCGGTAACATTTGGGTTAAGGGTGGTATCGACAGGGACAATAGCGGCCACACCCTCATCAAAGAGTGTCTGGGCTATGTCTTGACGAAATGCGCGAGCGGCTTGATCCAGGTTTGCTTCGACAGTTAAGCAGTTGTTCAATCCACTATCGATCTCTTCAAGAAATCGCTTGTCTTCGTCGAGGCGAACATGGAGCAAATCGATACTAGCTACATCCATCGCCATTCGAGTGAGGATAGATGCGATTATCGACCGTTCGTTTGTAATGCGGAGGTTGTTGCGGTCTGGTCGGAAACTCTGCGTCAGACCATACTGTTGAGACAGGTTTGGCGAGTGTTGTTCCCAGTTAGAAAATGCATTCCAAGCGTGCATTAGTCGGTCTGTAAAACCTATTTCAATCACCTCCTACTCGAATGCTTCTCGATGTAACTTGAAGGCAACCCAAGCATCCATGAGAGCTGCGACGTTATCGATCTTCTCTTCATAGCGCTTCTTATACAACTTGCGGTTACCGTTTGTATCTTCAAGTGTGATACAGTTACCCATAGCGAAAGTCATGATGGTCTCATCGAATATGAGAAGGCGATCCTCGCTCATCTTCTTGAGTTCACCAAGCGGTACTGACTCAGTCTTAACGCCCTGAATAACTTTCTCGATACCGAAAGGTCCGTTCTCCTGACTCCAGCGTTCTACGAACGATTTAGCGTTATAAGGGTCAAACCCTAAACACCGGACGTCGTATTCCTTGGCGGTGATAAACTTGTCAAGGTCCTCGTAGACCTCTTCCAAATCGAGAACGGTTCCATCCATCACATGTAGGGAGCCTTCATTAATAAACTCATCATACTTCTGGCGCATGGCAAGTGGTAACTTGAATAGCGTCCGTTCCGTAATGTATGAGCGAGCCTTAACACCCCATTCACCATTACTGAGGGGGAATAAGAATGTAAAGGCACAAAAGTCGTCGCCCTGTGATAGATCGGCACCAAGTGCGCACGGGAGTCCCCAGAAGTCCCTGCGACGGTGTGGTAGAGTTTCTTCGTAAGTGAAGAAGTAGGTATAACCTTCCATAGGTATACCGAATCGCTTTGCGAGGATGTCGTTACGAGAAGCTGGGGAATTCTCAGCACGTTCAACATCGCGCTGATACGTTTCATAACTCACCGTAATTCCGATGTTAGGTTGTGCTTTAGCCCAGACTTCTGGGTTAGCCACTTCCTTGACATCATCCAACTTGTAGTGCCAGATGGATACATGTGGGGCAACATAGTTACCCTTGAGTATGTCAGCTAGCTCAAGTTTGATCGTGTCGCCAGATCCATTACGAACAGTACCTTCTGAGCTGACGGCCAGGATGAAGTAATCCTCCAACTTGGACGCACCCTGCTCAACAGCACCGACGACGTCCTCTCGAATGTCGCCAGATAACCATTCGTCGATGGTGGCACACTTGTTTCGCAAACCCTGAAGTTTATCGATAGTCATCGGACGAACCTCGAGTAGAGAGTTAGTCAGGAAGTTCTCGATGCCCTTCTTGGTTGGTGCTAACTTTTGACGGTTAGCTCGAGATCCTGTGGTGTTCTGCATAGACCCTTCGGTCATAAATCGGAACAACGGTCCACGGGATCGGGTGATGGCTGTACGGAGAGGAGACATGACCTCCTCGGCCTGTTTCATCGTCGGTGCCGTGGTAATCTGATGTGTAGTTGACGTATCGATCAATAAGAAGTATGCTTGTAGGAAACTAGCATACATCGACTTAGCTGCACCACGAGCAACAATCAAATATTGCTTCACAGTCAGTCGCTTCTTGATCTCTCTCGTCACGTATTTGCCAGGCTTACCGTCTTCTCCAGGTTCATACACTTGACGTTCGACGAAGTAATACCAACCGAACACTTGCTCCGCCCACAACTTGAATGTATCGAGCAGGTGTAGATCGGAACCATCGGTTAGTGTCAACTCGTCTTCACAGAAACGAATGAAACCATCGATAGCTTCATCATCGTAGTAGAAATTAGGATTGGCGATAAGACCGTCGATGCGGTTCATCTCCAACGAAATCTCTTCACAGACGGGGATCTCACCCGACAATACTTTATCACGGAACTCGCCGTAATAACGGGGTGTAGCAGTGTTAGATAGCATTACTTCTTTTTACCCTTCAAACCTCCGACTAGCTTTGAAACGCTAATGTCGTCAGTCAATAACGAACCGGCTAACTTAACCCTAGGATCAGAACTCTTAGCGAATTCCTTGCCCACAGATTTAGCAACAATCGGTCCGACTATCTTGGCCCCAGCTGTAACCAATTCACGATTCCGCTTAGAGCGAAGAGTGTCTGGATGTTGCTTCATGGCGTTACGATAGTTTGCCTCAAGGTTTAGACGGTTGTTAAGCGCCTGAAGTTCAGAGTTGGATAAGGAATCCAATCCCTTCTTCTTAACCTGCTTACGAAGAGCGTGTGCTCTAGCGGCTTCAGGGGATTGTGGGTGTCGAGTAGCTTTTCGTGCTTGATGTTTAGACCGAGCACTGTTAACCGCCGACTTAGCCTTGCGGACTCCCCACTTCATACCCTTGACGCCGAAATGTTCTAGATAGTCTGTATCATCATACATGGCGTGTCCTATACGTTTGACTTTACGCTGAGCTTCATTAATAGCCCAAGCGTCAAGGGTTCGACGACCAGTCTCACGCATTGTACCCTTGGGGTCTAACGCGATCATAGGTCGATCAGATACAATACCGCGGTCGTTTAGGTCTTGTACGGCGTTGTATCCGGCTTTACGAACAGCCTTGAAATAGGCTGAGTTGACCGGGGTGTGTTTCCATTGGGAGGTCAAGAAAGCTTCGTATTTATCAGCATCTTTGTTAGACAAAGCCTGTTTACGAAGTTGTTTATCGACCGTGATGGAGCGCTTTAGAAATCGAGTCTTACCAATCTCTTGGTTTTTGATACTCTTGAAGATTTCGTAAGCTTGTTTATCTGAAGGAGCCACAAGATCTTTAGTAGTCTTGTAGGTTACTTCATGCCATCCATCTTTGTAGCGTTTCTTACCGCTACCCCCAGGTAGAGTCGAGATGTATCGATCGGCGTCTTTGCGATTTGTCGAAACATACCGATGAGAATCCGTTCGGTCGTTCTTGCCTGAACGCTGGGTGCGATATAGCTCGGACCCCTTCTTCAGAACTACTTTCTTATCATCGGTGGTGTAGCTCTTGATATCACGGTCGGCAAAGCGACGATCGAATGAGTCGTCGTAGTACTTTCCGTAATTCTTAGCAGCTTCCTTACGATGAGCTTTGTCTCGGTCTTTTGGGGTGTACTTCTTACGACGACCCCACTTCATTCCTTTAACACCGAAGTGAGCGAGAAAATTCTCGCCGGTGTCCATGAGGTGTAGTTCGTTCATCGTGACAGCTCACGAACCCCACGTATTACCGTAGCAGTGTTACGGTATGTCCGCTTATGTGTAGCTGCGGAAGCTGCTTGTGCGGCACGAGCTGCAGTTTTATATGCTTTCTTAGTACGTGCTGTACGAGAAACAATACGTTGCGTACCGTTAATAGCCTTAACACCACTAACAAGAGCCTTGCGTCCCTGTGGAGAGCGACCAACCGCAGCTGATGCACCAGCCAGAGCGAGCCCACCGGCAATACCCGCAGCTCCAACCTTAAGCGCTCGACTCCGCTCTTTGTCAGTCAGCGGTCGGTTGAGTTTCTTAACACCTTTACCAACGGCTTTACCGCCCTTGACGATACCTCGCCCAACGGCTTTTGCTCCACGAATCTGAAGTTCTCCAGATTTCTTGTGATAATTCACGCTAGCCTGAACACCGCGCTTGATGCCCCGACCAACGGCTTTAGCACCGCGGATCTGTAGCTCGCCTGATTTCTTGTGGTAACCAATCGATAATTGAGCGCCTCGTTTAACACCACGACCGACTGCTCGGCCAGCTGAGGCTACACCTGAACCAGCTCGTTTAACCCCCCACTTCATACCCTTGACTCCGTGGTGGGCTAGGAATTGTTCGCCGGCATCTATGAAATACGCTTCGTTCATGATACCTCATGTTCCATGTTGATACGCCACTCGAGTTCCTTGATCTGGTTTTCGATAGCTGTCAACACGTAGCCGGCCGATGGCGGATCGAATAAGATTCGGACACGAAGATAGACGTAAGACTTAATTGTGCTTAGAAGCTTGTTACCACCTAGGTATTCATCCCAGGTTGTGGAAGAGTCCTCGATGGAGAAGCCTCGCTCAGGTCCAATACCCAATTGGGTAAGGACCGAAAACACGGTATTGATATGAGTGATGATATCCAAATCGAATACCGTGTAATCAGTCGCCAACCCGAGCATCTTCTTGGTTGAATCGAGGATGCTCTGTGTCATCTCAACGCACCAAGAGATTCGTTCCCGGACGGATGACGTTCGGGTTAGCGAGACGGTTCAATTCCTGGAGCCGCTGCCAGGTCGTCCCGTATTTGCGGGCAATACCACTGAGAGTATCACCACGCTGGACTAAGTGAGTCCGTGGCGGCTCAGGGGGAGGGGGGAGCGGCGCACCACCAGTGATCTCATCGTAAATACGTTGAGCGGTAGCGACATACTCCGGCCAACGGCGCTCACCAAGTGTGGGCCCTGGACAAGCAGTACCGAAGAAGTTCCGGTGCTGCTTTAGGGTCACACCGTCCACAGGGCGTCCAAGATTGTAAGCCTTGTGGAGATGAGCTACGAGTCGAGCTCCCGTCTGAATGGTCTCGTCAGAGACCTCGTAATTCGGGGCAAGCGTGGTATTTGCGTGTTCAATAGAAATACCGTGCTCATTACCAAAGGTGTTACCGGTCGCCCATGCGTAGTCTGTGTCGTTAACAAACTGTCGTACAAATCGGCCGTCAACACCATAGTGGGCTGATGCCTCACGTGTCTGCCAAATGTTGAAGCAGGCATCGTTGGCCCTCCCGTCACCGTTACCAACAACCATCATGTGGTGAACCACAACAAACTTGAGGTCCTTGTGAGGCCGCGGTGAGTAATGAAGATCTAGGAAAGTCTCATCGAAGAGAAGTCCTTCCCAATCATACTGTTCTGGACTACGTCGCACTAGATAAACCTCCTGTTAGACGTAAATCGTAATTCTGAGGATACTCCCGGAACATACGGAAGAGATCTTCCTCAGCTTTAAATCGTCGAAGTACTTCTTTTGGTTCGTCTCCGCGATGGTGAGCTCTGTCCAATCGAGTATCGAGCGGTGTATCCACAAACACAACATTCAATTCGTTGCGCAACTTGTAGATGGCCATTGGTGTTAGGATGATAACCGAGTTCGGGATCTTGTAATCCGAACGGAGAGATCCATAATACCAAGTGTCGCCTGACGCCACCTTGTAATCCTCGGTCTCCATGAAGAACCCGTTCATCATAAACCCAAAGAACTCGTCTTTGGATACGAACATGTAATCTTTCGAGGATTCACCCGGTCGGGGTGGTCGAGTAGTGTAGGTTCGGATCCAGTTGTACCCATCCTGTTCGAGCTTCTTGGCGATAGTAGTCTTTCCAGAACACATAGCACCAACAAGAGCGATGGGTTTAGTCGGATCGAAGTTAAAAGCTACCACAGTTTCGTGTCACCCCTTTCTCGGGATACGCCAAACGACCTTGGTACTAGGGAGGGGTCGCCGTAATGGATAGCATTATGCGTTTTGTGACAAGTAGTTATCAGATTCTCTGGATCGAAGACTGCACCAGTCCCGTTGAGGAGATCTTCAAGGGTGATCGGGTTGATGTGATGGATTAAGAGTCCTTCACTGATCGGAAAGTCTTCAATACCGAGATCACAACCGTTGTCTCGGACAATTATGGCATCTCGCGTTTGCTTCCATGCCTTGGATCGGTAGAATTGTTGGTTGTGCCAACGGTCTCCACCGAAAGTGCGCTCACTGACCCTAGCCTTGATGGATAGGTAAGCGAAACGCTCTTCAAAAGTGTTTAACCTCAGAAGTTCGGAGTAGGATCTAGTGCTCATCGGCGCTAACCTCTTTACCGCGGCCCGAATAGACCTTCATTGCAGTCAGAGCTTCAGCGTAGAGCTCCTCAACTCGCTTCTGGGACTCGATAGCCTCAACTCGGGCCTCGAGTAACTTGTTCTCACGCCGTAGCCGCTCTTGCTCGAGCTGTTCACGACTGGTGCCGAGCTTGAGGTAGTGGGAAATCACCTGAGATGAAGCGGTACCCTCTCGGAGTTGCTTCTCGGCGAGATCTACGGCCAGCGAAATCAGCTGGTTCTCTCGACCCTCAGGAGTAGTGGCCCGGCGACGACGAGGTTGGGTTACCTCTTCAGCGGCTTCGTCCCGCTTCGTCATGGGTTTCCTTTCGCTCAAGGTAAGTTTAGGTGGGGTTCAAACCGCACACCATTTTGACCCTCCGGGGAATTTTGG